TTATTTTTTAGGCTTTTGACTAATCAATTTATCTTCTAGTTCCTGAATTTTCCCTTGTAATTCTTGAATGGTTTGGTGTGCTGAATCAAGTTGAGCCTTTAAAATTAGATTTTCATAATTCGCGGCCCCTAATTGTTCCCGGACATATGGGACAATATCTATTTTTTCTACCTGTTGTTCTTCATTCATTTTCTTTGTCGCCTCCTTCTAATGCTTCGATGCGGCTTTGCAAATCGTCAACCAAAAAAGCTAATTGGTTAATGGCCTGACTATTCATCATTATTTGTTTGCTGCTATCCACATAGTAGATGTCCCTATTTGAATCATATATAGAAAGTTCGGGCGTATCTTGTGAAATCAAGCCGAATTGTTTGCCTTGCGGTTTGCTTTCGTTAATCCATTCAAAATCAACAAATGTCCAATCCTTGATACATGCCAAGGAATTCATTTCAGTAGGGGCAATGTTTTTCTTTAACCTCACGTCTGATTGATTCGTGATAGAATTACCTTCCATTGAAAGGTTTCTATACATATAGCCGTAAGTTGAATCGAAATTCATAATATCCCTGTCATTAACACTCAAACGCAACTTGCCGCCTGCATTGACTTTGAATTGTCCATTTGTACTTACGTTAGAAATAAAGTTTCCGTATAAAGAGTGCAAGCCATAAACCCCTGATATATTATTCGAGTTCATGTACAACCCTTTATTATTTGCAAATCTAACATCTTTATTCATGCGTACAAAGCCAGTCACTTCATTGTATGGTTTCTCATATTCCAATGTTATATAGGGATGATATTGCGGCGATCCTGTCGAATAATCGTTATACCTTCCGATGCTAAAGGTTTGCGCGTGAGTCGCTGCGATAACGCCTTGGTCGCCTTTATATTGTTCGGCCCCCAAACTAAACAAAGAATTCCTGTTATTATCCCATGCTTGAAACCTGCCGTTTCCTACTATCGCATAACGTCCGTTTGCACTGTCTGATCTGAATTCCCCCAAATTTGTAATTTTGGCAGAATCCCCGCTCGTTGCCTGCACTAAAATTTGTGTGCTGTCAATTGATATACGGCTATTTATCCCATTCCAAGCAGTTTGGACAAATTCACTTATTTTTCCATACAACTTATCGACGGATAAATTAGCGATCTTTGCGTCTGTGATTGCCCCACGAGCAACATGTATCGTATCTACAGCAGCCTCTCCAATTTTGGTACTTGTGATAGATAAATCCTCGATATGATTTGTACCTATTCGCACAGTGGCCGCCGAATACTGTTCAGTGAAATCACTAGCTGTTCCCCGCGTATTGACAGCACGTATTCGATAGTACCAGACTTGATTTACTTCGGCCTCATGAACCCATCCGCCTGTCTTCCCTCTCCATAACCGATTAGAAAAATTAGTGGTGTCAGGAACAAAGTCTTTCACCTGAGAACCATAGATTTCATAAGCCGCAATATATGAATGCGGTTCAAAATCCCACCAAAGCTGCACTTTTGCATAAAGGCCGTTAACTTCTACATTGGTAGGTGTTGGCGGCTTGATGTCCGGGAAACTATCGTCGTCCACAATGATATCGCGGCTAATGTTATCAATTTTATCCTCGATCTGATCAAGTCGTGTGTCAGGCTCATAGACACTCAAGAATTGGCCCATTTCGACCTTGGCCGTGCCTTCCGGGTCTGATATGGAATATTCTAGGGCGATAATACGGCCAGAAAACTCGATTGGCTCCGCAACTGTTCGATCGAGAGCAAGACCAGTGTCTCCGAGTTCTACCGGATCGCTTGAAAGTTCGACATCCAGAGCATAATTGGTCTGTATTTGGGATGCTGAATTTACAAGCTGATCATATGTTTTTTCAAGCAATTCTTTAGGGTCTTCTATATTTTCGTTCTGCCATTTGCCGAATGCGTTTATAATGGTTCCGTCAGTTTTCTTATAACCGTATTTCTCTTTGGCCGGCGGGTATTCCACCCACTTTTGGCCTTTCGGCTTATCTACCGGATCGCCTTTTGCTTTGCTCCAAACAACATCTGCGAAATCAATGTAACGAGAATCGCCGCCGCCTTCCGTTTCGACACTGCCGCCCCATCCCCAGAGCGCTGACACAGGATAGGCCATTTCGGTAACGTGAATATTTGTGACGTTATACCCGACCTCAAACCGAGCGCCGGCATCTGATCCACGACGCGGCAAAATGTTAACGACGCGCTCAATAACCTTATTGCTTTTCGTGTCGAATGTAACAGCAAACTTTAATTCGCCGCCCCATACATTAATGATGTCCGTAATCGCTTCATATGCGCTGATATGGTAGAAGTTCGTTGAATTGATACCAAGGTCAGCCGTAACGTTTCCAACCCATCTACTGCCTGCTAAGGCACGATTAAGGGCATCCTGTTGGGTGGTATTGTATGGCCGCACATCGTCGATAATCCATTCGAGCAGTTCAAGCTCCGCAGGCTCACATTGTACTGTTTTATAGGCGCCGCCGTCGCCGTTACCTCTGTCGGCCTCCCGTATTTTGAAGAGACGAAAAAAGCCCTCTTTATCTCTAAAGACGACTTGGTTTAATTTCGCTACATATTTACTGTCTGGATGGGTTGCGTCACATGTAAAATGGAACGTTGATCCTTGATTTAATTCTTCTCTAAAACCATCATCCCAAAAGGCACAGGCATTACTGGCATCGCTGGATAAGATCGCAAGCAAATTATCCTCTTTGCCTAAAATCCATAAGTCTGCCATTTAATCACCTGCCTTACTCGTATTTATTGATAAATCTTATCGCGCTTGGTTGCGTCGCCCTTATTAATGTTTCTTTCTTTGGCGGTATTTCAAAATTAGAAAAATCTGATGTATGATGATAGGCTGTCCTTTTGTCTTCTCCGTTCAACGTTGCGGCGCGATTGGCTATATCAAGCACCAATTTGTCACCCTCGATAAACTTAAAGTTTATCAATATGCCCGCTTTTACGCTAAAATCATCGTTTAATAGTTGTATCTCGTATTGGTCGGCTGTTTCTGCGAAAGTGCATTCCACAATAGGGAAAGTTGGCGCTGAACCCTCACTTTTAACTGTTTGCGTCAAATACGGAATCCATTTATGAGACGATGAAGAACCGCGCATAACTTGCACGCCTGTTATCTCAGCGCTGTTATAGTTTCCGTTACCGTCTGCGGATTGTCCCAAGTAAATAGACGTTGCGTCTGATTTTGCCGTGAATGTATGTGTTAACTTCGTCCATTTGCCTAATATCGGGGCTACGTCATAGTTTGTATATGTCCACCCGTCTGCGAGGGTGCCTGCTTGAAGCCTGACCTGACCGGCGCCGCTCTTGACCTTAAACCAAGCTGATAAAGTATAAGTTTCGCCTGCTGTCAAAGATATAGAATCTTGGGCGTAGCCATATTGTTCAGAAGCAACAGCAGAATAATAAAAACCCTTGGTAAATTTATGATCGTCGCCGTCGAAATCTGTAATATCCTGCAGCCCCCTTGTGTTCCCGTCGCTTCCCGCTTGCCAAGTCCTCCAATTTGCTAGACCGTCGGAGAAATCGCCGTTTTTTACAAGGTTTACCCCGTCTGTTTGGTTCGATATATCAAAAGACTGTTCTGCACCGTGTTTATATGGGTCGGGGCATGTAAAGGTAATTGTCCCTTTTCCGAATTTGTAAAACTCGTCAAGCTGCCCCGTTCCGTCTAAAACAGCATAATAGGTGCGGTCTGGCTCATCCGGCATGACTAACGGGGCCGGCTTATCTGTTATCAACCATTCCGCGATCTCTTCTTTTGCTTTCTGCAGGTCATCGACATCTTTGATAGTTATATGGATAGCAAGGGGCCGGGGCTTTACCTTTTTCCTGCGAGCGTATCCACCGGGGCGGCCGGGAATTTCGACTATTTCCCACTCGATAGGCGCCCACATAGGGCGCTCTGTATCAACGCTCACATGTACAAAATCTTTTGATATTCCATTGAAGGTAAACGACATTATTTATACCTCCGTTTATCCCTGAAGTCTTGGCGGCGCTGCGCTTGCGTCATGGGTTTGTTCATCGCTGTTGCAAATTGTCTGCTATCAACATTCATGTTTGTTTGGATAACCGGGATTTCAACCTCTACAGGCTGATTTAAGACGGCTTTTGCTAAGTCTTGTATCGCCTTGAGGACTCTTACTGTTTCATCTTGTTTTGTAGTGAAATTTGGGACTTTTATTAAACTTGGCGTTAGATCGTTTAAACTTGGAATGTCCGGCATATTTGGTATGTTTGGAATGTCTGGTATAGCTGCTGCTGCCAACTGATCCGAAGCCTTATCTATGCCTTTTATGCTATGATCCATACCGATTTCTAAGCCTTCGCCCGTCCATTTACCGAACTGTATCATGACTTTGGAAGGTGACGCGATTTTTAAAGCACCCTTGATCTTTTTTGTTACTCCGTCAGCGATGCTTTTTGCCTTATTCCATACGGCGTTAGCCATTGATCCAATACCCTTGATCAGGCCATTTATGATGTCCTTTCCAATTTTGAACAAATTGATTCCTTTAAAAAAGGACATGACCTTATCCCAAATACTTTTGATTTTAGTGCGCACAGAATTCATTTTTTCGCCAACCGAAGTGACAATGTTTTGAAACTTGCTTTTTACAGTATTCCATATATTCCCTAGTATTCTACCAAAAAAGCTTGTTATGGCATTCCAAATTGAACTTATTTTATTGCGCACAGCTCCCATTTTTCCGGATACAGTTGATACAATGCCTTGAAACTTGCTAGTTACCCATCCCCATATTTTTCCGAGCGCTTGAGAAAATACATTTGATATTTTGCTCCACATTTCTGTAATCGGTTTTAGCAGTTTTCCAACTAATCCACTAAAGAATTTTAGCAGCTTGCCAATTCCGAATAACTGAACCCAATTCCAAATTAAATTTAAGGCCCCGGATATGATTTTTTTGGCCGCTTCCCAAAGACCTTTCCAATCTCCAGTGAAAAGTGAAGCGAACGCAGAAATGACACCCATGATAATATCAAGCGCGCCACTGATTATCCCCTCGATATTAGACCAAACGGACTTTATAAGCGCTTCTATAAAAGGCCATGCCCATTGAAAAACAGCAACTATTCCGTTAATGATCGGGGTTATGAATGCAGAAATCGCATTCCATATATTCATAAATGCTTGCTGTAGTTGCGGCCATGTTTGCATCCACCACGCGCGCACTTCCTCGAATTTTTGCATAATAAAATTGCCTATCATTTGGACGATAGGCTGGATAAATGACCAGATTGCGGCCCATATTTCTTGTGCTTTTTGGCTAATTGTTTCCCAGTTTTGCCACACTAAAATACCCGCCGCTACAAGTGCGCCGAGTATCGCAATTAAAGGCAATATAGGGACAGACAGACCGGCAAACAAAGGGGCTAAATTTGAAATAGCGCCCGCAAGAGTACCCAATACCAGTATTACAGGGCCAACAGCCGCCACTATTCCCCCTATAATCAATATGACCTCTTTGACTCCTGTCGGCAACTCCGTGAATCTTTGGGCTAAGGTTGCCAGGAAATCAGCAAGGTTTTTAATATGAGGCGCTAACACTTCCCCGAAACTAATCGCTAATCCTTCCAAAGCAGACATTAAAGACCTGATCGAACCGCCAAGGCCGCCCTCCATTGTGTCTTTCATTGCTGCAGCAGTCCCGTTACTGTTCCGCAATTCTTTTTCAAAGTTCCGGATGTTGCCTGTCCCAGTTTGCATCAGCATATTTACACCTTTAAGTGCTTCGGATTGGAAGACAGAAGAAAGTGCTGCATCTCTTTGTTCGTCAGACATTCCCGCGGTTGCTTTTTCAACATCGGCAAGAATAGTCGTCATATCGCGCATTTTTCCGTTCGCATCATAGACAGATACCGCTGTATCACCGATTGCAATTTTTCCGTCTTTCGCGCTCTTTTTAACATCGCGTAGCATAGATGAAAGAGTTGTACCAGCCATTGAACCCTTGATACCCTGATCGGCGAACTTACCTAAAATTGCGACGGTCTGTTCTAAATCCATGCCCGATGCCTTAGCATTTGAGGAAACGTATTTCATGGCTTCGCCCAATTGGTCAACATCTGTATTTGATTTCGACATTGCAGCCGCGAATACATCGGTTGTCCGGGTGGCTTCTTTCGCTTCCATACCAAACGCGGACATCGTATCTGTTACAATGTCGGCTGCTCTATCAAGATTCATTCCGGCCGCTGCCGCAAGGTTAAGCATAGGTTCAGTAGCCGCTAAAATTTGGTTTGTGTCCCATCCTGCAAGGGCTAGTTTTTCCATTCCGGCCGCTGCTTCCGACGCGCTGTAACGGGTTGTTGAGCCCAACCGCTTGGCTTCGTTGGTTAATTTGATGAAATTCTTTTCTTGTTCTTTGGTGGTTTTTCCTAAGTTGCTGCCCATTGTCGCCCGTACTTTACGCATTGAGTCATCGAACTTTACAGCAGTTAAAACGCTGGCAGTTCCTAGGCCGACCAAAGGGGTTGTGACAAAGGTTGTCATGCCTTTTCCGATGGATTTCATTTTGGATGCAACGCCGTTCATCTTGCTTTGAAAACTAGCGAAACCTTTTTCAGCCTTGCTTCCATCAAACTTCGAATCGATAACTACTGAACCATCAGCCACGTTTACCACCTACCTTTTTAGCGACCGCGTCCCCGAACGCGCTGAATTTTTCAGAAAGAATTTCAGCACGTCTTTTTCTCATTTCTTCGGTTTCCTCCAAGGCGTACAGTTTTTTCAACTGGATAAGCCTGTCCCTTTCTTCCTTGTTGTATTGCGTCCTTTTTGGGATTTTGGCGGCCCTAATTCCAACAACTTCTTTAATTTTTGATTTATCCGATAGACCGTTCAGCAATGAGATAAATTTAAACCAGTTTAGCCGCCCTTGTTCCTCATAGAGATCGATTTCATATTCAGCTTTAAAGCTGGCGAATATATAACTAGCATCCTGATGAAAATCAAACACGACTTCCTCGTTTTTTTGATCTGTCTTTGTTTCGCCAGTTATTTTTCGAAAAACGCGATTGACAAACTCAATAATTTCATGTCCTTGTAGACTCATGAGATCATCTTCATTTTCCGCAAACATATAAGCCCAAATTTTGATTTTTTCAAGCATGGTAAATGTTTTATCCTCTTTTAACTCAAAGGCTCTCAAGACGTTGTCAAAGCTTAAATCAAGGGGAATTATTTTTCCGTTTAGGTTGAACGTCGTCTCGTCTTGGACATAAGATGTAAGCCTCATCTAAATCACTTCTTTTTACGCTTTGTGTAATAATCAACCTTTTTTGCCTTTTTTTCATTGACTTCGGCCATTTTGTTTATAATCCAGTCACCGAAAGCATCGATGACATCCAACAGATGAAAAATTGATCGGCCGATAGAATCGTAAATCTTTTCATAAGAACCTTGTCCAAACACAGAATCGATAAATTCGGACATTAGTTCCATTTGTCTTTCATTGATCTTTTTTTCTTCCTCTGCGCTCAACTTGCTTACATCAAGGTCTTTTGTTTCGTCATACTCATGGGAAAAGCGCTGAAACATATCGATATAACGTCTTAAAGAATCATCATCGTAATACACTTCATAATCAGTGCCGTTAATCGTAAAAATTTGTACCGGTTTATCGAAATTCAATTGAATATTTGCCATGATTTTCACCTCTCAAGATTAAAAAAAGAGCCTTCGAAAAGGCTCTTTCACGTTTTATTCAGGTAGTGTATGTGTTTCAATCTGACTCATTGGTGATTCTCCGGCCTCATTCACGGCCGTTACATTGATCGTCAGTTTCGTGTCAGGGCTTAAACCGTCTGTGAAATACTTGGGTTCGTTTACGGTTTCCGCGAATTTCTTTTCTGCTCCTCTATAAACGTTGTATGATGTCGCCCCATCTACCGGCAACCAATCCACGGTCACGCTATCTGCTGTAGCTTTGTACGATAGATTGTGGGGCGCCTCAGGGTGTTTTTGTCGGCTCTATGATTTTCGGATTTCCGTTAAATGATACTGTAACCGTAATTTCTGATTTTGCATCAGCGTCCCCTGAAACGGGGTTAATCTCTGAAAGAGTTGCAGGCCCTTCAAAAATTCGGCCTGTTGCGAAACCCGGAGGCGGCGGAGTTGTCCATTTGAAATTAGTCACACGGTGTATTCCGTATTTCCCCATCTTTGACATAAGGAATAAATGCACATCATTGTTATTGTCGAAATCCCCTGTAAATGAAAATGTGATCATGCCACCCATGACCGTTGTTGTTTTACCGCCGTCGCCATCTAAATAAGCTGTATCATCGGTGTTCTCGTCGCCTGAAATTTCAACCGACTTCCAACCTGCAGCCATTCGGGTATAAACCGGTTTTTCAAAATCGGGCGTATCTGAAATATCGATATCAAAACGATGTTGAAAGTTTAAGAGAAAATCGTTTGCACCGCTCATGTATAAATCACTCCTCAAATTATTGATAGATTGGCACTGAATAGCGCCGTATAGACCCAACCGCTGCTATCCTGCTCAACATAATTCGTCGGTGTCGAAATTGAGCAAAATAAAAAAGCGAAACTATTGTTTTCGCTTTTGATTGCGCCTTTTGGCAAGTCGTCTAATGTTTGTGAAATGCTTTCTATTGTTTGAATAGCCTTCAATTGATCGGAATGCCTGACAAGCACCTGAAAGCCATATGAAAGGCTTTTCCGGCCATCAAGATATTTTATAGGGGGCTGCGCCGGAATCGGTCGAAATGCGATAGAATTGCCATCTGAAAGCACCCCGACCGCTATGTGATCTACAAACGTGTCTAAACTTTCGAGAAATTCCTTTAATCTCTCCAAAAAATCCAATTACCCACCCCCTAAAAAATCTGTTTTGTGCGCCGCTTAATTTCCTGCAGCCATTTTTTAAGATCTGACGCCTTCGCCACTTGAAACCATAAGCCTTGGGCCAACGGGTTTTTATCTTTGCTGAAATTGTACTGCGGATTGTAATATAGACGTCGGGCGTAAACCGTATCCCAAATGATACGGCCCGAACCTAATCGTGTGCTTGTTATACTGCTTGTTTCTAAATTCCCGGTATCCTTTGGCAACCGTTTGTTACTTGATTTCAAAACCTCGCTATCAAGCACCTTCTGCGCCTCTGTCGATAGATGCCGAAACTTCCTACGAACGTCGTTGTTCCATTCGAATTTCACATCCATATGATCACCTATTTAAGCTGAACTTCATAATGGTGTGGTGTTGTTAATTCGTCATACTTAGCAGCGTTTTTATAGACGATAGACGTTTTTCCGTTGAAAGTAACTTTTGATTTCTCTTTCAGTTCCTTAAACGGCAAAGAATTTGCGCGATCTATAAAAACAATTGATTCCACATCGGTATCATAACGTATGCTTGTATTGGCGATCGCTTTTACTTCTTCTACACGTACATTCTTGATTGTAATTGGTTCACGGAAGCCGCTGCCCCATCCTTCATTGTCGTACCATTCTTCATAGATGATGGAATGAAAGAGAAGTTTTTTTGGTATAGGTTTAGCCACGGACGAACACCCCACGATACAATAGGCCTGTTTTAGACAAAAGAGAAAGCGCGGCCGGACTTATACGCCCAGCATCGCGCCCTGAATTGCTATCAGACCCGCCGGAGCCGCCGGAATAGCTGAAAGAACCTACACTCACACTATCCATGCTGCTGTTTTCTCCGGCGTTCACCTCAGCAGTGCCGCCTTTCACTACGTAAAATTCAACCTGTGCTGCTGTCGCCTTCCTTATAATGTCTTTGATTATGTCGGGCATTTCTTCGAACTTGCTGCCGTATAGTCTGTAGTTTGTCACCTCATCGATGACGTCGCTTGCTCGTTTGATATACCGGTTTAAATCTTCGTCAGAAGGGGCAGGCGCCCCCATGTAGTCGTTTTTATAATAATCGGGGGTAATGTAAGCCATCGTCGCCCCTCTTTTCTATTCTTTTTTGGTGTTTTTCTTGTTAGACGGCTTTTCTGTTGTTTCGTCTTCCGCTTTTGATTCAGCTTTATCCGCCCTGTTTTTCGCTGCCTTTGCTTCCCGCTGCGCTTCTGCAAGCTGCGCTTTCAAGCTTTCGATCTCATCAAGAGCCTTGTTGTGCTCCGAGAGCGCTACTGTGCGTCCTCCTGTTGCTCTCTGAACAACTTTTCCGCTTTCATCTACCTGATCATACCCGCGTTTCAAATAACCGGGAACGGCCGCGTCAGCGACCTTTAACACCCGGTTGTGCTTCTTAACCTTTGCCATGTTTTAAACCTCCTCGAAATTACTGTGCTGCTGTTTTGGTAACGATCTCAGACATTGGAGATTCGCCCGATCTGTTTACAGCTGTTACATTGATAGTCAATTGTGTATCCGGACTCAAACCGTCAGTGAAATACTTCGGTTCGGTTACGTTCTCTGCGAAATTCTTTTGTGCTCCTCTGTAAACGTTATATGAATCGGCCCCATCTACAGCACTCCACTTTATCGTGATAGAATCGGCTGTACTTTCATACTGTAGATTCTGGGGCGCCTTAGGGAGTAGCAGGGTCAACGTTGAAGATGATTCCTGGCACTTTCTCTTCGTAAAGGAATACATCATAATATTGACGCTCATAGTACAACCATTTACCGCCGGTTGCCGCTGATGGAGCATCAAGGGAAACGAACGCATATTTTTCTGGCGCCATGACCGCAGAAGGATGAACAAGAATCATGTTAATCTGCTGCGCTGATTGGTCCGGCTGTGCTCCTTCTGTGAAATCATAAACGGTTTTCATACGAACAGGAGGAACGGGCTGAATTGTAACTGTATCAAGACGATTAACGATTCTATCAATTTCCCGAGAGTTTGCCCCGACGTTGATTGTACGAGTAATTCCCGGCGCGTTTTTGAGCATAGTCGCGACAGCAGGAACAGCATAAAGAATACGCCCTTCTTCCGGCACTTCTTCTTCGTCCATTTTCTGCATATAAGAATCGAATAGTTTCAGGACGTTAGTTTCATCAATTGCTGTTGTGTCCGCAGTTCCGCCGAATCCCGTAAACTCCGCATACAGCTTTGAAGCCATATACTTATCCATTTCAGGGATTTTCTGCTCTCTGTTGAATGTATTCGTAATGTTCGCGATGGTAACAGCCATGTTAGTTTCATCGATGTCAACAGGGTCAACCAAAGTACGGAATTCACGATCATTCATAAGGGTCTTCAATTCATAATCGTTATCAACATTACGTTTGTAACTGCCGATAGAATCGCGATCAACGTCAACCATTCCGCCGACTGTGATTTTAGGGATTTTAACCGTTTTGCCGCCCGCCCATTTGATGTTACGGCTTCCAGTATTGAATAGTTCGTTAAATCGTCTCCCTACTCGGTACGGCTCTTCAAGAGCCTGCTGATATACTTCTGCATAGTTTAGATTTGCCATATAAAAAACACTCCTTTATTGTTGTTTAAATGCCTGAATCCACTGATCCATTTCCGTTGGTCTTTGCTTTTGATTCGGGCCGGCCGTGTAAACCGGCTTAGGTGGTTCTTCCGCTTCGCCTTTGAAATGCGGGTACTTTTCGAGTACCTTTTCAATGGCTCCGTTGATGTCCACCTCGTCAGATACATAGGGTTTCGCCAGTGTCACAACATCCTCGATCGCATCCTTTTGTACGCCGGCCAAAATAGCCGCGTTTTGTGCCTTGAGGCTTTCATTTTCGCTTGCGAGCGTAGTTTTGGTATCCTCAAGCTGTTTGAGCATGTCGGCTTGCTTTTCAGCCTCTGTTTTCTGCGAGTCCTCAATCTCTTTCAGCTTTTGAAGGGCTGCCTTTGCATCATCGAGACTCTCAAAATCTCCAAGCTGCTTTAAAACGTTTGATTCCGTGCCCCTCCTCTCATTAGCTAAAAAGCTATTTAGCTGTGTTTGTGTGAATGTTTTCTCCCCGGAATCTCCGGTGTTGGCAGCATCGCCGTTTTGTTCACCCGGTGTTTGCTGGCCGTCCCCTTGTCCACCTTCTCCGCTGCCGCCGTTATTATCGTTGTCGCCTGCGTCATCAGCGAAAAATTGAAGGTTTAAAGGTAAAAATCGTGTCTCATACATAGAAAATCCCTCCGATAAGGTAAAATCCCGTGTTTTATTTACCGCCCACAACAGGTAAACGGGCAAGAAAAAAAGCCTTCCCTCATTTCGGGTTGGCTTTATGCGTAAATTTGCTCCCTGTTCCTCCGCCTTGTGCGTCCGGTCTCGTCGATAAACGTCCTCATCTGCGCCTGTCGTCTTGTAATCTTTTTCTGGGCGCGTTTTATGCCTACTTCATCATCAAGCTTTTTGAAAACGGCCAATTCGCGCTTGCCATCCCGGATAGCGCGTTCTAAATACCGTTGCTTTTGACTGTTTTCATATGCCTTTTCGTTTCTCTCCTCGTCCATCGGGTGAAATTGCTGCGTTGAAATGCCTGGGATATACGGATATTGAAAATGGCCGCAGTTCACGCCAAACAAGCCCCCGGGATCACCTATACTTGTGCCGGATAATGGGGGATATCTCGTGTCACGGCCGTTCCTGCTGTATATCCGCCCTTGATACGGGGCACATTTTGGCCGCGCGCCGCTGTGTGAACTGACTTCGACCAAATCGACACCCCAACTATCAAAGCGTGCATCCTGCATTTCGTTAGCCACGCGGTTTCCCATTGTTCGAATGACTTGGGCGGCATACCCTTCGGCATACATGTGATTTCCGTTACTCTTTATCAGGGTCGGTATGCCTTTTTCGGCCCATTTTTTGACCGTGGCCCTTAAAGCCTGCTGTGGTGTTTTCATCCCCGTGAGTACGTCGGCTGTTGTTTTTGTCAGTATGTCCCGGTATACCTGAGCACTATTTTCCAATATGCTTGAATTGATCATATTAAAAATATCCGCCGACTGCCTTTCGAACGCCTCTAAAATACGCCAAATTGTGGGGTCATCCTTCGGATTAGGTGCTTCTTTTATAGGCGCGCCTTTTTTAAATGCAGCTTTCAAGATTTCTTCATTTTCTTGTATGCTTTCATAGCCTGCAGCACTTAAAATTTCTTGGACTTTCTTTTGTGTTAAGCCGCTTTTTTTCGCTATCGTCTTAACATTCTTCCGTGTAAGTCCGCCGACTTGCTCCAATTTCATTGAATACCAAAGGTTCGCATTCTCTTCTAAAGCGTTTTGATCTTCCGCCAGCAGTTCTGCAGTATTTTCGAGTATTTCCGTTTGAATAGATGAGTAAATTTGAGCGATCGGCCAAGTGATTTGCTCAAGCCGATCCTTTGTTAATCGCGCCATTAAGCACCGCCACCAAACATTTGATCAACATCTGGTAGGTCATTCGCTTGTTCCTCATGAACAGCCGCAATAATGGCCTTCGCTTCCTCTTCTGAAATCTTGAGGATGTTTTGCAGCGTCATCCATCCCGGAATAAGAGAGTTGTTTTTCAGCTTGATCCAGTAATTTGAATCGGAATCACGATCTTCAACAATTGAGTCATCAAAATCAACCGTTACCGTGATATCATCCGGACTTTCAAAGATTTTGTAAGTTGAAGCGACTTCACAAATGGTTTTAACCAGTTCTTTTAAGCTTTCCTCGATAATGATTTCATGACTATTTTTCGATTTATAGGTTTTGCTGTTCTCGCTGACGACCTCAGTCGCTGTTTTCAGCCCTTTCCCGTCGAATGTGAAGGTTCCGGGGCTAAACCCGATCTTTTGGGCGAATACGTCTAATTGCGTCTGTAAGCCTGAGATATGCTCATTTATACGCAATGAGATATCATTCTCGACGATCTGTTGTTTGTCCATTGAATCAAATTCGAACGCCTCGTACACTTCGTCATTTTCATCAAACATGCGTGTAATTTCCTGCGTCTCGTTGTCTACCACAGTTCTAACGGCTGTTGCCGGAACCATAATCCTTTTTTTGCCTAGCCTGTACTCACGCAAAAAGCTGTCGTAAATGGTATCAATCGATTTAATGTTATTGATGGCATTCGAAAATAAAGAAACCCCCAACGGGGATTGGAGATCAATGTTATTTGCAATATTCGGCTTTGTATAAACGAATAACGGGCGCGTCAGCTTTTCAAAGTATGTTGTAGGCTCCAAACCTTCGTATAAGGTATCCAACGGTATTTCTTTGCCTATGTCGTTATCCTGATCAGATTGGAAAAGCTGATTTCTTACAACGTACTTCGCACCCTCCCATTGATGCCACTCAAGCAGCGTATACCATTTGTTGCCCTTCTTAAATCGACTCAAAAAGATACCTTCATCTATGCGGCCGTTTGAATAGGTTAACGGTATGAAACAATCGGCCGTTACAAATCCGATTTTGATCTGCCAGTTGCCGAGCCTGTCCTGTTCCGGGTACACTTTCATGACCATACCGCCAAGCGCGAACATGTATTCAAGATGGTCCTGAAACATTTTATAGAAATTATTGTGGTCCAGGACGTTTTTGATATTTTCGGCCGTCGTATCATCAGAAATATTGATTTTGCACCTTTCATTGAAGATCAGGCGTGCCATTTCCTCGCTTGCCACTTTGACCATGTTCAGTGTTACCATGCGGCGTTTTCTTCGACCGCCGGAGATAGTGGTATATTCGACTTCGTGAAATGGCTCTTTGTTATACGTCGGGAGATACCCTTGATATAACGGCAGCCATACATTTTCGATATACTGATAAAAGTCATCTGTCACGGGCAAGTCCTTTATTTCCGAGACGGATTTTATATTCTTGATCAGCCCCATTTTTTGCATCACCGCCTTTATCTTTGCGATTAGACCCTTGAACATTGTGTCACCGCCTTATTTGCCGTATGGATATTTCAATTCTTCTGCAATTTCGTCATGTGCTTCTTTTACAATTTCGTTGATCTTCTTTTCCCATTCCGAAAAGACGCTTGCAACTACTTCCGGCAAAGTTTTTGCAGCTACACTGCTGTACCACGGCTTCACTGTCTTTGCTGAAACTTCCTCCGTAAAATCGCTCACTTTTCCGTTTTTACCGATTGCCCGGACGCGATAAAACCATCTTTCGTTTACGCCCACCTCATGCACGAATTCATGAGTTTTACTTTTTAATAAAAGGGTGGAATAAGTTGTTGCGAATCCCGGTTCCCGTGATCCGTAAACCTCATAATGGTCTACATCAGGGTCGCGCGTCCAAGATAGATAGATTTTAGTAAATAAAGGTTGAGCAGAAACCACATAGGGTGTCAATGGTTTGTATGAATGCTCTTTTATCAATTCGATAAATTCATCCATTTCCCGCATTTCCTCTTCATGACGCTTCCGCCGTTGCTCTCTCCACTCTTCTGCTCGCTTTCTAAAATCTTCAGGAACTCTATCTGGCTTTTCATTCACTTCAACCTCTTGAAAACCCGTTCCTAAAGGGATATATGTTTCCTTGCCGTCGTCTCCTTTTATAGCAACCTGTAATTCAATTTTCTTCCCTTTCATTTCTTCTGGCAGCATGCTATCCGCCTCCTACTTCACATATTTTTTATAGAAATAGTTCACGCTGTATCTGAACTCGTCCATGCTATGGTTGTCTTTGTCGATTGGCTTGCCATTGTCATCCCGGCAGTACAGGCCGGCCTCTTTGATGAAATGGTAATGATCGAATTTGTCGTCATCGACTAGAAATAATTGATCGTTTGTTATGGTGTTCTGCGCCCGTTCTATACCAACCTCGATGCCCTTTGAACTGCCTTTTATGTCTCTTGCGTTGTTGTCTGCTGTCATTGTTGCAATGCGAACGAGCCGCAATTCCTCGCGCAATGATTTACAAGCAGGGTCAACAAAGAAATCCCGGTATCGCATTTCGTATTTATCCACGCAATAACGGACAAATTCCTTTATCTCCCGTGCGTATTCACTCATGGCCTTAACTTGCCCTGTGTCGGCCCCTGAATGGTAGTAATGAGCGACACGATTTAGCCGGGGTTTTCCCTGATACCGGGTTATGATGTTGCATGAGACACTCGTTGCGTCAGATTGGCCGCCGTCAGCAGTAAAGAACATTTCAAGGGGCTTGCCGAGCAACGTTTTCGTTGTGTGTTTCTCCAGATCGAGCATTCCATAGATAACGCCTTGAGGGTTTACCCGTTTACCTTCCCAGTCTCGTTTAAAGAGATATGGGTTTTTGACAAGCGTGTTGTAAATCTCCTGTTTCCGGTCTTCCGTCAAAATCGGGTTGTCGTGAATCGTCCAGTGCTGCCAACGTGTGTTTTGAACCTCGAACACGTCTTTGATAACCGGATGATTCGGGGCCGGAGGGTTAAGGTCGGCCAGATGATAGCGCATCTTAGCCGCAAACGTCCGCCGGAAACATTCCTGAATCATATCCATGTGCAACAGATTGATTTCACAGAAGACGACAGAGCCGAGAGACATACCCGTGATGGCTTTTACGCTGTCTACCTTGCCGCCGCCTTTGTAATAAACTTTCTTTATGCCTGCGGGCGTCTGCACTTCTAAATGGTCGCCTAATTCGTCATGCTTGACCTTTGCCAGATTCCCGAATTGATGTTTTAAGCCGGTGCCGTCTCCGTCAATGAAAAGCCTGTATGCTTGCTCCTGGTTATAGGCCACAATTAAATGATTCTGGTCCGGCGTCAGGCTCAAATAAAGCGCATAACGAAAATGCCCCGCTGTCGTTTTTCCAGACCGGGGCGTTCCTTCGTTGGCCTCAAGTGTGTGATCGAATGGCCTTGTTATGATTTCCTGCTGCTTTGGCGAAAACTTAATTTCCATCGTCATCACCCTTGTTCACGGCTTTGAACAATTCGGCGACATTTGCGATTAGCGCGGTATCTCCTTTATCGCCTTTCAGCAGCTTGATGCGTTCTTTCGTCAGTTCGGTTTCAGCCTTCATTTTCTCAACTTGTGCTTTTGATAAATCATCGATATGAGCGTTTTTAGGATCGAACATACCTAAATGCTTGCCGATCAGTTCAAGCGCCTTCAACGGGTCGCCGCGCTTTACTTTCGTTGTAACCTTATCGGCTACTAATTCTTCGCCGTATGGCACTTCTGTTATTGTTTGCGTCAACTCCGTAATGATCGAACCATCGATCTGATCAGGAGGCAGCAGAGTAATTCGCCCGGTTTCCTCGTCCCACGTCATCAAGTCTCGAATATCAGCAAACGCGAATTTAGCAAGCTGATTAAGCACCCTGTCAGCTGTAACGTTTGTTCGTTTTGAGCGCTTTTCCATCGCCTCAGAAATCGCCTTTTCGATCTTAGGGTTTTTTAGTAGCTTGTGCCCTTCTACCCCCGCAACGGCTTCGGTGCTTGCTTTGTAGCCTGCGCGGATATAAGCCTGCGTTGCGTTCAGATCGATTAAATATTCATCCACGAATCTTTTTTGTTTCGGCGTCAATTTGCTCATTTACATTCTCACCGCCTCCCACGATGTTCATTTACAAGCGTCATTTATTTTTGACGCACCGCCCAAAAGGACAGACGTATTTATTCCCGGCCCATGTCCCCCACACGCACCCATGACACTTGTGAGTTTTACGGGCCGATTCTCTCGCCTTCTCGCGTTCTTCTTCTCGCTTGTCCTGTAAGTATTGTCGTAGAATCATAATCATTACCGCCTTTATGGTCTCGAGACAAATTCATCCTCGTTAATTGCTTCTTGAATCACGTTTTTCCCGATCTCAGCCATTCCCACGGCTTCGACTGGCGTTAATGCGTCGTAAATCGTCATTGTCGTGCCGTCTTTCATCTTGAACGTTGCCGCATATCCGTCGATCTCTCCAAAGTTTTCTTCAATCCACCGGATCAGCCCGTTGTTAGGCCCCGGATACACCCTTGTAACCTTCCCCATGTTCAAAACCCCCTTTTCTGAAAGTGATCAACTGCTTCTCTGAATTCGTCATCGACAAAGTATCTTGAAGGGCTAATGCCCCAAAGGTGCACAGCCATCCAAGCGCTTATTTTTATTCGTAGCAGTTTCATGACTTTGTTCTCCTTTATTTGCTCTGAGCTGCGCCCGTACTGGCAGGAACTTGCCCGCCCTCTTCCGGACGCATATCACAACAAACATAAAAAGCGACCTGCGTCATGCAAGCCGCTTTCCCATAACTATTGCCGCCCGTGATAAGGCTGTGACGAGTTCACCCTACAAAGTAGTTAGTAGCAAAGGCCTTATCGGCAATATGTCCGTCCGGGCTAACCCCGAACCCTAAAACCCGATGACGCCGTACGTACTTCGGGATTCTCCTTCTGCACATGGCAGATGAGCTCATAATAGCGAATTCATAGCGAATTGCGGATCTTGACCCGACCTACACTCATATCCGCTCGCGACACCCTAGCCATGTGCCGCCACCCCTGCATGAAACGCTTCACACGCTTCAAGGAAACTTTTCTACACATGGTAGATAGTCTGGTATGCGGGCAAGGATTTGCACCTTGCATGCAAACTTTGCTTTTTTGGCTATTTGCCTGCCCTCTTTGTTTGCGTAATGAGGTTATCCGTGTCTACCTATTCCGCCACCGCATAAAAAAGAGCGACCCCGCGTATTCGCAGTGCCGCCAATCTGTACATAGTTAAGGTGTAAGGTTCGATTGAAGAAACGAGAAACAAAGAAACATAGTAGGGATGTTCCTTGGCTCTATTTTAACCCACAGATTTCAAAGAATTTAAATCCGTGCCTTTTGTGCAATTCGTGCAATTTGATTCATCGGCCAGCTTATCAATGATTGATTCTCGGATGTTGCGAATATGAGAGAAAGAAAGCTGCATATGCTGTGCAATCCACCGATAACTTTTACCTTCCAACAGCCAGTGTAAAACCTCGTTTTCCCGTTCGTCTGAAATCCGGCTAATTCGTTCTTGCAGTTTCTGGACTTTCTGCTCGTATATCTCGATTTTTTTGAAGCGTTTCGACCTTCTGATAGTTTCGTTATATACAGGATCGCTTGTAGTGCCTTGCGCCTTCGGTAAAGATGCCTCAACCCCGTATTTTGCCGTTAACCCTTCGCCGGCATCCTCCAAGGATTCGCGCAGGACTTGAATGCTGTTCATCATCCACCGATAATCCTTTAAGATGCTTTCGATCTCTTTTCTATTCATGTCCGTTTCCTCCTTATCGTATATAAATAAAAAACGGACACCAAACAAACAGCGTAAATGCTGTAAGTTCAGTGTCCGCAGGCTTTCCGTCTTGGACGTTTATTTTGTTTTCTGTTTTCGTTATACTTCTATGATACCATAAAATCAAGTTTAAATGTTTCCTGACGGCCGCCGCATGGCGGTTTTTTGTCCTTCATTCTCCTTCCCGGCTACGGCCTCTCATACTTTCCCTTCAAGTAGTTTCAAAATGTCATCGATGTCCTTTTCCTCGATGTAGGTTTTTTTCGCCCTTCGGCATATGAATTTGATTTTTTGCATGGCTGTTACACATTCATGTAAAGCGCGTAAATTCCCGGCGCTCCTCGTCACGGTCAGCCCCTTTTCAGCCTGTTCGATAAGAAAATTCATATCAGCTACTTCTATATCGTAATAGGGCAACGTTTCACCTTCAGACAAAGCCATATCGACGCAATTTGAGTAAGACTCTTTTATTTTTTCCAAACGTTTTTTCTCGTCCGATTTCTCGCCATTAAGTCCGCCCTTCAATTCCATTTCAAATGTAAACTGTTCTTTATTCATCTGCCCGCGTTTCTCCTTCCCGGCTTGGCCGATTAACGTCAATTCGATAAATTGCATTTTACATTTTCCCTTTCAAGAGGGCTGCAGCCCCCTTACTTGATATAAAACGTCTTGGATTCAAACGTCCCGACATAGTTGTTTTTCTTCGCGTCTGTGTAGCAATCGATCTGAATGACATATGATCCTTTCCCGGTGCGCTTGCGAATCTCGTTGACACTGAAAGACTTTAACGGTGTTGAGTGCTTAAAGTATCCCCGCTGCACAAGGTTTGTATCAGTTAAGCCGCCGCCCGAACGTTTTTTATAGACGCCAGCCGTGTAGTAAAGCGTTCCAGAACCCTTCTTTTCCGCCCGCCAGTCAACTGTTTTTGCTCCTGAATAGTAATTCGTGTCGTCGGTGAAAATCCTCGCTGTATGGCCGAATGCTTCCTTTTGCCACGGCGACCAAACAGCCGCCGCAGATTGTGAGAATAAAAGCGTTCCAGAAATCAAGAGTGACAGTGTAACAATGGTTTTGAATAGTTTTTTCAT